GACATTTAACTTACTAATATGGATTGTATTTGACTATTGCGCTAATAACTCTAACACTATAATAACTATCTGTCGTAAAACATTTCCTAGTTTACGTGGTACAGTTATGCGTGACTTTTTAGATATACTAAAGAACTATGAATTATATAGTGAGAAAGACCATAATAAGAGTAATAGCGAATACTATTTAAACAACAATACAGTAGAGTTTATATCATTAGATCAACCTGCTAAGATACGTGGTAGAAAAAGAAACTTATTATTCGTAAATGAGTGTAATGAAATAGATTGGGATAGTTGGCAGCAATTAATATTTAGAACAGAAGGTAAAATTATTATAGATTATAACCCCTCTGAAGCAAACCATTGGATATATGATAAAGTAGAAACTAGAGATGATGCTGTGTTTTATAAGACTACATATAAAGACAATCCATTTATAGATAAAAACATAATACACGAACTAGAAAGACTTAAAGAAACAGATGATGAATATTGGCAAGTATTTGGTTTAGGTGAAAGAGCGCTATCAAGAACACAGATATTTAGCTTTAGTACAATAAATAAAATACCAGAGGATGCTAAGTTCTTATCTATAGGTATGGACTTTGGTTATACAAATGATCCTACTTGTGCAGTAGAGGTATATCAGAAAGATCACAACTTATATATTAATGAATTACTTTATAGAACTATGATGACTACAGCAGACATACATAGATTCTTTCTAGAGCATAATAAAGACAATAAGCTATGCTTTGGTGATTCAGCAGAAGTACGTTTAATAGACGAGCTTAAAAGAATGGGAAACAATATAAGACCAAGTGTTAAAGGACAGAATAGTATTATGGCTGGTATAGATCTATTAAAGCGATACAAACTACATATAACAGAAACATCTGTAAATGCTATAAAAGAGTTTAGAGATTATAGGTGGAAGAAAGATAAAGCTAATAGATTAACAAACATACCTAATGATGGTGCTGATCACTTACCTGATGCAACCAGATATGCAACCTATAGTTTAATGAGCAAACCTAACTATGGTAAGTATGCTATTCGTTAGTACTTAATAACAAGTCTTGATAATCTAGAGCTTCTTGTTCGCTAGTAAATACTTTAGACTTTAATCTATTGTCTACAAACCATAAGAGTAAGAATGAATCTCTAGCTGCATTCGTAGTCAATTTTGTTTTAGTTATTTTCATAATTCAAATATAAATAAAAAAAAGTTATTAAATAATTTTGATAATTAAAATATAGTTATTAACTTAGAGGTATGAAACAAAAATTATTAAACATATCATACGTATTAGTTATATGGTTTGCTGCTATATTACTTGTAGTATTAGATAATATAATTACTAATCTATAATGGAAATAATAATAAACATATTTGCAGTTATAGGAGTATTTGCTACTGTGTTAGCATTATATCATTTTGGTGTAGATCAATATGCTTTATGGGAGATGAGAATGAAAGAAAAATACGGTAAATAATGCAGAACAAATCCTATAGAGAAACAATGTTAGCTTTAAACTTAGTGTTTGGGCAATACGATATAGAATTCTTAAAACCATTAGATATATCACAGCTAGAAGATCTATTTATACAAGATGCATTTAGTAATCCAGATAAGCATATTAATTACGAATTAAATAAAGACAATATTAATTTTAATATAATAAAAGAAGAACTTACATCTTCATAATTCTTTTTTCAGAATATTTTTCATATTAATTGGTTTATATAGGGAGTTAGAAGATGGCTCCCTTTTTTTGTGAAAAAAAGTTAAATTTGTTATTATATATTTATGAAGCTCCAAATAAATGTGCCGACAGATCTAAACGAGATAACATTAGGTCAATATCAGAAGTTTATTAAAATACAAAAAGATAACGGTGATGGTACGTTTGTAGCACAAAAGATGATAGAGATATTTTGTGGCATAGATCTTAAAGATACTTTTAAAATTAAGATTACAGATATGAACGAAATAATCAAAATACTAAACGACTTACTAGAAATAAAACCTGAACTAATAAATCGCTTCGAAATGGATAATGTAGCGTATGGGTTTATACCAATATTAGAAGATATATCATTAGGTGAATATGTAGACATAGAAAACTATATGCAAGACTGGGATAATATGCATAAAGCAATGAGCGTATTATATAGACCAATTGCTGCTGCACATAGAGATAAATACAATATAGAAGAATACGATGGTAAGGAAACCGAAGTAATGAAAGATATGCCTTTAGATATATGTTTTAGTGCGGTGGTTTTTTTTTACAATTTAGGGATCGAGTTATCAAGCAATATGATGGATTATTTGACGGAGGAACAGTTGAGCAACCTTACGGAAGGTCAGCACAGTTTTCTAAGCGATGGGGGTGGTATTCAGCAATTTACGAACTCGCTCAAGGACGTATTACTGAATTCGAAAATATCACTCAAGAAAAATTATTAAAGTCATTAAATGTATTATTATATATTAAAGAGAAAAACGAAGTAGAACAAGCAGAATTAAAAGCAAATGCCAGAAAGTAACACAGCGATAAGATCATATTATTTAATAAGCGAAGCATTAGAAAGCTCATTACTAAACAACAATATTACTAAGACAGTTACAATAGGTGATGTATCTGATGTAGACTTAGGTAAACAAACTATATTTCCTCTAGCACATTTTATAGTAAACAATGTAGTGTCAACACAACAAACACTTGTATATAATATTACAGTACTTGTAATGGATATTAAAGATGTAAGTAAATCTGAAGAAACAGATAAGTTTAGAAAGAACACAGATGAACAAGATATACTTAACACACAACTAGGAGTGCTAAATTTATTAATACAAAAATTACGGTTTGGAGATTTACACACATCAGGTTATAGATTAACTAACGATCCTACTTGTGAACCGTTTGTAGATAGGTTTGAAAATAACTTAGCAGGGTGGAGTGCGGATATTAATATAGAGGTTAAAAACGATCAATACATATGTTAGTATTTTCAGATAAGTTTAATGAAAGGTTAGAAGAATTTTTTTTAGCTGTTAAGAAACAAGCTAGACAGAACCTTAGTAAAGGTACAAAACTGCAAAGAAAGAAGCGACCTATAAACAATACTAAAAGACTTTACAATAGTATAAAATATGAAAAGTTAATACAAAATGAAAGAACATTAGCTTATGGTTTGTTAATGGAAGATTATGGTGATTTTATAGATCAAGGTGTAAAGGGTACTAAAAGTAATTATAGAGTAAATAAGAATACACCATTTAAATATTCAACTAAATTTCCGCCTTTTAAAGCAATAGGCAAATGGGCAAAAGCAAAGAATATAAGATTTAGAGATGCACAGGGTAAGTTTAAAAAAGGAGATTATAATTCTATTGGATATGTAATTGCAAAATCAATATTTGAAAAAGGTATTAGAGCAAACAACTTTTATACAATACCCTTCGTAAATGAGTATAAAAAATTACCAAATGATTTACAAAACATATTTGCAGACGATATGATAATATTAATGATAGATAGTATGATAGAATCAGATTTAATTAAAAAAGGAATATAATGGCAAATATATTATTAAGAAGTCCGTATTACGAAACACATAGTCAACCATATGTTAATCCTGATGTAGCTAAAAGTGCTACACTTGTATTATCGGTAGATGGTACACAAATATCTGAAATGAGTAAAGATACTGTGCTTTCAGGTACAAGTGGTCAAGAAACAGGAACTGTAGCTTTTGAGATAGCAGATCTATGTAGAGATTATATAGATGTAACATTTAACAATTCTTACACTAGTCAGACTATTTCAATAACAGGTACACTTACATTTAAAAGTGAAACAGTCGATGATATAAATACAGGTAGCACACCTAGTACTGTAGGAACACCAGTTAGTATTTCTCACAAAGGTTTAGATGGTTACTATGAATTTATGGAAGGTTTAGGTACAGGAAATACACCACCTAATAGTGCTAAAACAATAGCAGTAACACAAGACGAAATATTACAAGACAACACACAGTGATATTATCCTGATAATGCTGCAGGAGTAATACCTTATTTTGATTATAATACTTCAGAAATAGTATATGATACGTTTAGTACTTCAGCAATAAGTAAAACTACATTATCAACTACCTTTACAATAAATAGAGTTTGTAATAAACACACAGCATATAAGGTTACATTTGTAAATAAGTATGGTGCTTTACAAGATTTTTATTTTAATGGTAAAACAACAGAAAACATTAATGTAAATAAAACTACATTTAAAAGAAACATAGGGAATAGTAGTTTTGAATATAATAAACAAAAACATTCTATAAGACAGTTTAATACTTTAGCAAATGAAAAACTTATACTAAATACGCCACCTATGAGTTATGACAATGTAAACGAAGCTATTAAACAAT